TGAACGCGTTGAATAAGGGCGGTAGCGGCTTGCTCGTCGATAAACCACGGGCCACTGCCCATCATCGCGCCACGCGGTGCGTTAAATTGTCCCGCAGGGAAAAGTTGAATAGCACCGCTGTTGCTCAGTAACGTGCAAACAGCCATGCCGATGTGGGGTAATTGAGGGGTTTTATCTGCCATGGGTACAGCGTACGCGCACAGCATGGTAAAAAAGCCTAGAACCCTTTCAGGTCATGGGCTTAGAGGGGTTTATAGCGTGCCATAGTTGGGGTGTTTTTAGCTAAATATTAGCTAAAACCTTCGGTAAAATGGTCTTGCACAATGGTTAATACTGCCTGCTCGTCTTCATGCGAAATACCTAAAAAAGGGCGTTCGGGTATGTGTCGGCTATCATCACCAAATTGGTGGGTTGCGCCTTGTATAAGGTTTGTACCTAGCTCTAGCTGGTGTGCACTGGCATTGTAGGCCAGCAAATCGCGCATATAGCCTTCAAGCACTAAAATCTTATCGGCATTGCGGGGCTTTTTGGCCTGGTAGGCGGCATCAAGTTCTTGCCATGGGTCGCCCCCTGGCGATTCTTGCGCTTTAAAACGCGCCTTATGGCTGTTTAGCAGTGCCTCGCCTAGGCTGCCAAACACCGGTTCTAGTTTTATTCCTGCGTCAATAAGGCGTTTAAAGGCTTGTTTTATTTGGCTATCGTCTAGTTCGAGCTGTATTTTTACTGAAGAGCCTGCCATTGTTTTACCTTATTTTATAACGTGTTGTGCTGCTGCTTTTATTGGCTTATATTATGAATAGGGTCTTCGCATTGGCGAGCGAAGAGTAAGGCGTTAGCCTCAACCATGCACAGGGTGGGCAGTAACCCAATACCCTGCGGTATGCGACGTTGGCAGTTACGGTGCGCAATAGTCCGGAGCCAATAGCCCAAGCGTTGAAAAGCGTTTGGGCTTTTTATTACCTGCCCCATATCAACGTACCCTTTCTCAAATTTTTCAACCCTGATTTTTGCCCTCTATAGACAGTCAGCCCAACCCACTCCCCTTTAACGGCTTCGCCCACCAATCCCAGCACACGCTTCTTATCAACCTGAACATATTTTACATAGCGCTTACGAATTGCGTATTTCCCCGTTGCTTCGTGTTTCGCAAAACTAACCCATATTTCATAAGGGTCTTCTACCAAGGATGGAATTAAACCAAACAATGTTTCTCGACCGTCTAATCTTTTCTCGGGCCACTCAAAAATATGATCTACCAATGCATCGCCAACACGTATTTTAGCCCCCGTTGGGTCGACTAGATGCTTATTAGCCGATCCAAGCGCAGCAGACATTAATGCCGACACCTCTTTTTTAGATTGTGCCCTAGGTGCTAATTTAATATCAACTTTATCAATGGGTACACTAAACGGCCTGCCAAAGTCAGCAGCGCCTAAAGCCCCTACATCTTTCCAGCCGGGGGCAACATGCTCAGCGATTAATTTAACCGCATTTTGCCTACCCCAAGCTGCCTCACCGACGTTATACGCCCAACCGGCATCAATGCCTTCTGGCACATGAACGGTTCGGGGGGATGGGCCACGTTGGCCAACAAGCACCTCCCTACTATTAATAGAGGGGGCGCTATCGGGTACGGTTTTACCCAGTTTGTTTAAATCTCGTGGCGATAATGTTTGTACGCTACAGCGGCAGCCCCAGCCATTGGGTGGGTAATGGGTGTTCCAAAAGGGATCATCGGCGTGTAGCACTAAGCCATTCCAAGCAAGATGTTCGTGGCGTGGGTTTTCTACCGCATCGCTATGGTGGTAGCGCCAATAGGGCCTTGCGCTTTTTACTTGCTGCATTTGCTGGTAACGCCCTGCTTGATAGGCTGTACGCATGTTGGTATCGTAAATAACGCGGCTACGCCAATTGCGGCCCCCGTTATAACCCCAGCCATGCTTACTCACAATGGTATCAAAATCTTTACGGAAGTCTTTTAAGCTGCCGCCGTTGGCAATGCTTTTATCTATCGCCTTTTGAAAGTCGAGTAATAAATCGTCTTTCATTGCACCAGCAATGGTAAATGCGCGGGTGTGCATCCCTTGCCAAATGTCTGTCCAACGGGCGGTGGGTAATCGGACTTTATCGCGGTAAAAGTGTATGGCGTTTTGAAACGCAACGCCGCCGTATTTTGCCGCCATTAGGCTAACACCTGCACATTACTCTGTGCGGTAGATTCAAACATCGACGAGAAGCCATTTAACACCCCTTTAAATTTTACGCTAAGGAAAAACATATACATTGATAGTGGTTTTGATTTATTGCGGCTTAGACGCGCTGTGGTGCGTTTTTTAATGGTGCTCATTAACATCGAATCGGCCCATTAAATCGGCGGCGGCTAGGCCCAGTTGCATAATGTTGGCTAATTGGTCTGAATCCATATCGCCATACACGCTCAGTAAGCGGTTTTGAAACTGCTCTATGCTGTGGCCTCGGTTTAGCGAATCATCTAATAAGTGTTTAATGGTGTCGATCATATTATCAATAACGGGCTGCCCCTCTTTTAAGAGCGGCTGGTTAAAGTCTTCTATGCTGTTGAGTGCTTGGCCGTTGGCACTGGCTTTGGTGGCGGCTAGCTCGCCTTTTGCTACAGCAGCTATGGCTTGGTAACCTTTGCCGTACACATCGTTTACGGTTTCTGGGCTAAGTTTATACCCTATCTCGAACAGTATTTTATCGCGCTGGGCGCGGCTGGTAATGTCTTCTTCATCGGCGGTTATAAAGCTAAAGCGGGGTTTGCGGTTGGGGTTTGCACCCACAAAATTAAGGGCGGCCATGGGCCAGATTAAATCCCTTGTTAATGTGCCGGCTATTTGCCGTGCATCACTTATTAGTAGGTCGTGGCGTACTTCGTTATGAACATCGCTTTGCCCTGAGCCTAGCCCAGTATTGGCGGCGGTGGTGGTGAGTGTGCCGCCCAGTATGGCTTTTGATTGGGTCGATTCGCACCACTCTATCATCGCTTGGAAGGGGTCGCTTGCGCCTTTAGCAGCTTCTTTAAAGTCCATCATCATGCCTTCTGGCATTATGCCTGCTGCATTGTGGCCCACACTCACTACAGCACGTAGCAGGGTCATTTTTTCGGCTTCTGATGCCCCCGATGGGTAAGTCCCTAGGCGAGCGGGTATGCCGTAAATTTCTAAAAATTCGGCTAAATCACGGACGCTGTAGTTTTTAAATAAAAACGGCCAAGCCAGTACCCGGTGTAAACCACTGCGCCCAACGTAACCCGATTTTGATTTGTGTATGTGTTTTACCCAGCCAAAGTCCCACAGCGGTTCGCCTGCGCCGCTGTCTGTTCTTAATAGGAGTGTTTCGCGGTCGGCTTGCTCGTTAACGGTAAACCAACGGGCGGGGCAATGTTTTAAGGTGGGCAGTATGTCGTGGCTGTGGGTGTTCCATTGTATTGACATCATGGAATAACCTTTGCCGATGGCATCGGCCATATCAAACAGGTGGTCTTCAAAATCGTCCATGTCGCTTAGCCAATCGCTTAAGCGCTGGGCTTGGGTTTTTTCGGCTGTTGTTGCATCACGCGGGGGGTCTATTCGCCATTTTAAACCCAGTAAGGCGCGTTTGCGTTTGCTTAGTTCTGCAAAAATATGGCCGTCTTTTTCTTCCATATCTTCAAATAAATCGCACTGGGCGGCCAGCTCGCCGTGTTCTGCACCTTGCAGTATGTTGGCCAGTTTTAACGGGGTTAGGCCACTGGTTGGGTGGTTTTCAAATTCTTTACCCATGTAGCCTATACGGGCGGTTTGCTCATCGGTGAGGGCATCGGTAACGGTTATGGGTTGCCCTTGGGCGTTCAGTATTTTAGAGCGTCGTTGCACGGTTACCATCCACTTTTTGTTGTGTTGTTATCGTCGTTATCGGGGGTGTCAAACTGGCTGCGTTTTTCGGGTGCGGCTGTCCATTCTATGGTCGCGGCTAAGTCATAACTGGCAGCAATCGCCATGGCTATTGCTATGGCGGCATCGCCGTGTCTGTTTTTGTTGTTGCCTGTTTTTGTATCGGGCAGTTTGGGTATGCCACGGATTACTTGTAGGGCGCGTAAGTCATCGGCTATGTCGCTGTCTTTAGGTAATGAGATCCCATCATCTTCAAAGGCGGCTTTTAACTTTGGCATATGTTCCAGATACCAACTTTGTGAGAGCATCACTTCTTCCACTCTATGCCCATAGCGATAGCCCGCTTGTTCTGCTAAGTATTGCCCGTTACCTCGCGCATCGAGTTTCATTGATGAGAAGCGTGGCAGGCGATCACATATATAAAACAGTACTTGTTCTTGTTGTTTGAAGGGCACGTTACGCAGCTCAACCATAAACGGTATTGTGCGCTTTAAATCTTGCTGCATGGTCATCGGTGCAAGCACGGTCAAATCGCCAGAGCGTCCAAAATCTTCCCCTAAAACGTGTTTTAAGTTGGGGTTAAGCGCCCCTAAAACAGGCTGTAAATGTTGTTCACACCAGTCGTTTATGTCTGTTTTGCGGTGATGTTCTGGCCATGCATTAAATTCTGCACTGCCTTCAAATCGAAAGACGGGGGCATCGACCATGCGAGATTCAATTAAGGCGCGAGAGAGGTAAGCACCACCGCCTTGTTTGGGCACACAATAATATTCTTCTAGCGCATCGTCACGGCTGGCTGTGTTGGTGAGTAGGCTTTGAATCCAGCTATCTTGTTTTTCTTGTGTCCAAGTGTCGCCA